GTCTTGCGCCATCCCCCGGCGCCCTGCAGGAGCCGCGCGCGCGTCCGGTCCGCGAAGGTGCCCTTCGCGTCGACGTCGACGATGCAGGCGAGCTCGAGCTCGCCGATGCTCAGGGCGACGCTCCCGTCGAGCTGGACCTCGTCCGCGAAGGCGATGTCGGCGGAGCCGACGCCGCGCCACGGGAGCACGAGGTAGAGCTCGGTGCAGCGGTGCCCCCCGGCGGTGACGTTGAAGGTGGCCATCTACTTCGCGGCCTCCTTCTCGATCTCGTCCATGATCTGCTCGATGATCGCGTCGGCCTCGTCCTTCGGCTGGGGCTCGTCCGGGCTCGCGGCCTCCGACTTGGCGGGCTTGCCGAGACCGGGCTCGGGCGCGCGGAACTGCTTGACCTTGATGGTGCAGCCCCAAAGCCCGGTGTCGTCGCGCTCCTCGAGCTGCGTCCGATCCACGACGACGACGCTCTTGATGTCGAGGTCCGCGCACGCCGGGTGCTCGATGTCGTACGCCTTCGGTTTCTGGCCCTTCGGCGTCTTCGCGATCACCGCCTGGACGTTGGCGGACCGCCACTCGTCGAAGTGCTCCGGCTCCCAGAGCTCGACGTCGATGTCGAACTCCGCCAGCCCGTCGCCGACCCACTTCAGCGACGCGCCGCTGGTCCCGTTGCCCTTCTGCTCCGCCCACTCGCGAGGCGAGCTCGCGCCCTTGGGGAAGGCCTTGCCGGGCAGCTGAACGCCACCGAGCCGCGTGCGGTCCCACGCGTCGGCCTCTTCGGGGCGGAGCGGGTTCGCGAACGTCACGCGGGCGCCCCCTGGAGAGGCGGCATCGCGCCGCCCTTGAGGACGCTGCGCAGGACGTCGATGAGCGCCGGGCGCAGCTTGATCTTGAAGTCCTCGACGTCTCGGACGCCCTCGACGTGGACGTGCAAGCCGTTGATGGTGACGCCGGCGGCGGCTGCCCTGTCTGCGCCCGCCCGCGGTCCGCTCCGAGCTGCGGTGGCGGCGCCGATCGCGGCCTCGCCCATCCCTTCGACGGCCCCTTCGACGCTGGGCGCTCCGTCCTCGACGCCCTTGGTCATGCCCTCCGTGATCTGGTGGCCCACGAGCATGAAGGCCTTCGACGGCGACGCGATCCCGAGCTCCTTCTTCGCGGCCGCGAGCGCCTTCTTCGCGACGCCCGCGAGCGCGGCGATCACCTCGCTCGCGCCACCGGTGATCGCGCTGACGAGCCCGCGGATGATCGAGGTCCCGATCTCCGACCAGCTCATCCCCTTGATCTGGTCGTATGCGAGCTTGAAGGCTGCGCCCAAGGCGATGATGGCGACCACGGGCAGCAGCACGAAGGCGGCCAGCAGCACGAGCGCGAGGCCGACCACACCGAGCATCACCGCGAAAGCCAGCCCGATCCCGACGCCCGCGGCGAGCGCGACCTTGAAGCCGTCGATCCCTTTCAGCGCATCCCCGCCGAACGCGCTCTTGAGGGCGTTCTTCACCTTCAAGATGACGAGGACGACCAGGAGGACGGCGATCACGATGCCCTTGAAGAACGCCGTGAAGACGCGCCCGTGCTTGCCGACGAAGTCGATCATCGGCTGGAACACGACCTCGGCGACGCGCCGGAGCGCCTTGCCGCTGGCCGTGCTCTGGTCGAGCAGGCCGACGACGTCCGCGAGGACCTTGAGGACCGGATCAATCTTGAGGCCCGCGAAGATGCCGCTGAAGCCCTCCTTGAGCCGTTGGATGAGGTTCGGCAGCGAGAGCAGCTGCGCGCGCGCCGCCTCACCGAAGCGCTTCCGGATCGCGTCCTGGAGCTGCTTGAAGGTGTACTCACCCTCGAACCCGATCTCCTCGAGCCCCTTCACGACGACCTTGCCGGTCTTCGCCGCCTGCTCGAGCGCTGCCTTCAGCTTCGACGCCGGCCCCGCGCCGATCGTCGCCTGCACGGTCGCCACCGACTCGAGCGCCTGCGTGAGCGCCTCGCCTTGGATGCCCGCGAGCCGGAGCTCGCTGGCGATCGCCTGCAGCTCCGCTCGAGCGAGGGCAACCCGCCGGGCCACCTGGTCGATCGAGCGCGCGAGCGCGGCGCCTCCGGCCTCGCTCCCCGCGAGAGCCGTCAGGTAGATCCTCGCGCTCCGCGCGGCGTCGGCCATCTTCACCGCCAGCGCGAAGAGCGCGACGCCTGCCGCGAGCGCGATGACGCCGACCACACCGATCGCGAAGGCGATGCCAGCCGGGCTCGCGAGAACGGCGAGGAGTCCCTCCCCCTTTTGGATGACATCGCCCATGGGGCCGCCGAGCTGCTGCAGCGCCTCTCCGAGGCCCTTGGTCCCCTCGACGACGCCGGCGGCCTTCTTCGACAGGTCGCCGAGGTTCCCGCCGAGCTTCAGGAACTGCGCCTGCGAGCTCGCGAGCGACGAGCGCACGGACGCGATCCGGTCCTGCAAGGCCTTCTTCTGCGCGACGACCTCGACGCTCGAGCCCTTGAGGCGCCCCATCGCCGCGGTCATGTCGCGGAGCTCCTGCTGGGCGGAGAGGATCTTCGCCTTCAGGCGCTCGAGCGCAGCGGCGGCGTCCTCGGCAGGCGCCGAGGTCTGGTCCTCGAGCTCGACCTCGAATGTCGCCTTTGCGTTCGCCACGTCACTCCTTCAACGCGAGAGAGACCCGTATGCAGAGCTCACCGATGAGAATCGCGCCCACCTTCGACGGCGCCGTCCAGTTGTCCTCCCCGCGCGTCATCGCGAGGGCCCAGATGCACTCTCCGGCGAGCCGGACGTCGCGCCGTGCGTCTGCGAGGAGGGCCGTTATTTTCCCTCGTCCTCCTTCGTCTTGAGCCCGTAGAGGTCGGCGAGCTCGGTCGCGAGACCGCTAAGGCTCCCCGGCTGCTCCTCGAGGAACTCGGACAGCGAGACCTCGCGCCCGTTGAGCGCCGAGAAGACGACGCACGGCGACACGAAGTCCTCGACCGCCTTGTTCGGGATCGGGTTCTTGCCCGCACGCTCGGCCGCGCTCTGGAACTTCTTCCAGAGGACCTCGAGCCCTCGCTTGAGGACGATGAGGTTCGGCCCCACGCGGACGGCGCGGATCTTGGTCGCCCCGTGCTTCTCCTCGAGCTCGGCGAGCGCCGTCTGGTAGACCGCCTCTCGCTCCTCCTCCTCGAGGTCGGCGAGCTTGCGCAGGCCTTCGCGACGCGCTTCCGCTGCCTCTCGCTTCGCGCGCGCAGCCGCGAGGCGCTCTTCGATCGTCGGTTGGTCAGCCATCATCGCCTCTTCGCCGCGTAGAGCGTCTTGCCGTTCTTCTTGATCTCCATGCACCCGAACGGGATCTCCTCCTTCGTCGGGTCGGCGCTCCCCTCCTCGCCGCCTCCGTCGTCGCCGGCGATCCAGCAGCCGAGGACCTCGTCCTTGATCGGACCGACGCCGTCCTCGATGTACTGGACGGTGATCGGGAAGCGCGCGTCGCCGTAGCTCTGACCGTCTGCGCTCTGCCGCGCGAGGTCGTCGCGGATCTGCTGCGCCGTGCCCTTGAGCACCGTGAGCGAGCCGTCCTCGGGGTTGTACTTGCCCCCGGTGACCGCGATCGGCTTGCGCTGGTTGCCCTGGCCGTAGACGCGCGTGCGCTCGCGCTTGTGGGAGTACTTGACCGCGAGGATGCCCTCGTAGGCCTTGCCGTTGACCCGGATGACCGTGCTGCCCCAGTCGTGGGCCTTGCCGTTGATGTAGACCGTCTCCGCCATGGCTCAGACCTCCACGATGGTGAGCGCCGGGTTGTAGAAGCCGACGTCGACGTCGAAGAACTTCACGTACCCGAGAGGGGTGACCCGGACCTTGCCCTTGAGCCGGAACGTCGAGAGCAGGTTGTCGCTCCGGTTCAGGATGAACTTGGCCGCCGATGCGTTCCGGGTCTTCACGAGCAGCTCGTCGAGCTCGTGGTCGACGGCGGTGTCGATGTCGCTCGCCTCGTCCTCGACGATGAAGCCCGTGCTCGAGCTGACGATGAGGTCCGCGGAGGACCGGAGCTCGAGCACGCGCCTCGCGATGTCGCACGCGACGTTGATCACGCGCAGGTGCTGACCGAACTGGTAGTCGCTCCCCGGCGTCGACAAGACGCGGCAGTTGTTGACGTACGCGCCGGGACTGTTCGCCCAGGAGCGGAGCGTGGTGAACCGCGAGTCGTCGAGGCCAGGGAAGAGCCGCTCGTCGTGGTGCTTCGGGTTCCGCGCGGCGTCGACGATGCGCACCCCGGGCAGCGGCCCGAGCGACTTCTCGGCGATGTCCTGCCCCGGGCGGACATCGACCAGCCGCGCTGCGACGGACATCGAGATCGGCCGGAGGTACTGCCGCTGCGAGATCGGGGACTGCATTTCGCACCCGCCCGCGCAGGGGATCGAGAACTTGGACACCGAGGCGCCGAACGCCGTGTCCATCGCCGTCTTGTAGGCGGTCTCGCTCTCGCCGATGTTCGGGACACGCGTGTTCCAGATGAAGGCGACCTCTTTGCCGACGGCCTCGAAGGCGACGGCCGCGGCTTGGATCGCGACGACGTCGGCGTCTCCCGCCACCGGGCCGACGATCTGGCACTGCTGGAACGTCTCGAGCGAGTTCCTGAGGGCAGTGAGCGCGGCCGAGAGCTGCGCCGTGTTCCACTTCGGCGCCGACGTCCGGCACTTCCAGGAGTCGCCGGCGAGCAGCGTTCCCGCGGCGAGGTTGAAACGGACGTTGCCGGCGAGCGTGATGTTCGTCGACGTTCCGAGCGCGGTGATCGCGCTCATCGTCCGGCCGCCGTCGAGGCTCCACCTGTAAGTGATACCGGCGACGCCGATCGTGCCGCCGACAACGATCTCGATGTATGCCTCGAAGTCGTCGTAGGGCTCGGTCGCGGCGTTCGTCGTGACGACGGACGTGCCGGCGACATCCGTCACGTCGACGGTTCCGTAGCCGCCGACGGTCGTGGTGGCGGTGCGGCAGAGGACCACCGGCCTCCCCGTCCACTCGAGCTCGTAGCAGGCAGCCTCGACAAGGGGTCCCTGTCCGAAGGTCGACTGGATATCCTCGGGGCGGTAGTAGAGCCCGGGCGTGTCGAGCGGCCCCGAGGAGCAGTTGCCGACGAGCGCCATCGTGTCGCCGGTCTGCGGCGGAGTGACGCCGAGCTGGTTGTCGAGGCGGTTGATGTTGACGGCGGGGACGGACATCCTCGAGCTCCTTCAGGGGGTGGGGGGACAGACGTCGACCTCGCCGCCCGGGAAGACGAGCGAGGCGCTGGGTTCGGGCGCGAGCGCCGGCGGCGGCAGGACGATCGGTTGCGACGACCGCATCACCGGGACGTCGAGCGTCACGTTCGCGACGAGCTCCTTGCCGAAGAGGCGCTCCACAGGCGTCGTCGTCCACTTCGGATCGCCGACGTCGTAGCGCCCGCACGCCGAGTCACGGAGCGCGTTCAGGACCAGGTCGAAGAGCGCCCGGGTGGCCCGGTACTGCGCGCGCTCGTCGTTCGGCGCCGCGGGGTCGTGGCCCCAGACGCGAACCTGGAAGAGCTCCTCGTACGTCGCGATCTGCCGGCGCCGACCGCCGATCTTCGCGGGCGCGAGCTTGCCCGCCTTGCCGCCATCGTCGCCGGGGACGAAGACGACGCGGTTGGCGCGCCCGGTCCCCTGGTTCACCTGCTTGGACACCTCGCGCCAACCGAAGACGACGCTCGAGCCGTAGCCGTGGAGCGCGAAGTAGTCCTTCACGTCCTCGAAGAGCTCCGAGCAGTCGCGCACGACCTCCGCGGCCCGGGCCACGTGCACGCCCACGCCGGCGTCGAGGATGTCGATGGCTGCCCCGCCAGGCGTCGCCGAGAGCCGGTACGTGTCCGGGGTGCGGTCGCGGACGTAGCGCACCATCGCCGCAGGCAGAGGCGCGGGCAGCGTGCCGCTCGAGCGCAGGATGACCGCCTGCAGGTCCTTCAGCAGGTGCCCGGGGCTCGTGAGCAGGTTCGAGCCGACGTCGACGACGAAGACGCTCATCGGCCGCCTCCCATCGTCTTCTCGAACTGCTCAACCATCTTGGCTCGGAAGGCGAGCCCGAGAGAGTCAGGCATGACGCCGCGCGGGAGGATCTGCCGCTCGGGGTCCTTCTTCGTGCCGTAGTGGTGGAACACCTCGGGCCCGGTGAGGACCGCCTGCACGACGGAGCCGTCGGCGCGCGTCGTAACGGCCGCGGCCGCGTTCACGAGCGGACGGCCGCCGTCCTTCTTCGGCTTCCACGTCGAGCCGTCGGGCGCGCGTCCCGCCGCGATGTTCTTGTCGAGCTCCGACTTCAGCGCGACGGCGAGCTCGGGCGCGGCCGCCTTCACCATTTCGGGAAGCCGTCGCAGCTTCGCGACCCAGGCGTCGAGCTCGGCTTCACCCTTCGCCATCGGCGATCGCCTCCCTCTGCCTGTCGGTCCACGTGTACGGCGACTGCTCGGAGTAGCCGAACGGCTCGCCCTTCGAGACGCCGCTCGAGCTCGGCGCGTCCTGGCGCAGCGGCAGCTCGAAGAGGCCGGTCTCGCTGTTCGCGGCCTCGAGGATCTCCGCCTTCGCGGTCTCGGCCGCGTTGGGGATGAGCCCATCCTGCTCGGCCGACGGGTTGAAGCCGCGCTTCAGGTACGCGTCGAGCGTCACCAGGTCGACGATCCAGCCGACGGCAGCGTCGGGCGGGCTCGAGCTCGAGAACGGCACCGCGTACCGCTTCGCGAGCCGCGCGTTCATCTTGCCCTCGTGGTAGGCGATGCGCGCGACGATGAAGCCCGGGTAGTGCTCCTCGAGCCAGTCGACATCCTCGCTCGGCATGATCGAGCGGGTGCGGAAGCCGCCGAGTTCGAGGATGGCCATCTTTCACGGGCTCAAGCCCGGGGCCCTGGTTCTCCAGGGCCTCCCGGGCTGAGCTGCCGCGCCGACGATCAGGCCGCGTTCGGCTCGAAGCGGAAGAAGAGGAACGGGTGCCCGTAGGTCGCGCCGTTCCGGCCCTTGAACTTCCACTCGAACGCGTCCAGGTGCGCGAGCGTGACGTCATCGACGTGCGAGTAGGTGTTCATCGAGAACGGCTTGCGCTCGGAGTAGATGAGGCCACCGAGCGTGTCGTCCTCGACGAGCTCGCAGCCGAGGTACCACACGCCGCGGGTCTCCCCGTTGGTGTGGCCGCCCGCAGGGTCGGCCGTGAGGGCCGCCGCGCTGGTCGCTCCGGTCTCGTCGAACTCCGGATCGATCACCGGCTCCTCGAAGCCGTAGGTGACTTTGATCATGTTCTGCGCGGTGGCCGTCGAGCTCGCGCGGACGGGGTCCGCGTAGAACTCGGCGCCGAGGGCCTGCACGACGCGCAGACGCTCGAGCTCGCCCGCCGCGACGACGCGCGGCTTGAGCTTCCGGTAGAGCCCGTCCGGCGCCTTGATACCCGCGATGAGCCGATAGGCCCGCGCGAGGTTCGAGGGCGAGAACGGGAAGTCGTAAAAGAGGTTCGCGTAGGTCCCGCCGCTCGCGCCGATGTAGTGATTCACCGGGTGCGCGGTGTTGAAGAACGAGAGACCGTCGTAGCAGAGGTTCGTCTTCCCGTTCTTGATGAGCGACGTCGCCTGGATCTGGGGCCACTCCGCGGCGTAGCCGCCGATCTGAGTCGCCCACTGACCAGCGCGGTCGAGCGCGGAGCTGTCCTCGATCTCGTCCTCGTCGAGGCGGAGCGCCGTGCCGAAGCGTTCCACGAGGATCTCGTGGTGGACCTCGGTGATGTCCTCGTAGTCGTAGTTCCCGCCGTTGCCGATCGGCTTGATCTTCGCCGTCTGCAACATCCACTGCAGGATCTCGCGCTTCGACGAGGCGGTGCGCTTCTTCATGAGCCGCTCCCACCACTTCGCTTCGCGCCGGCGGCGCCACGCATCGGTGAGGAGGTACTCGATGTTGTCCTCGATCCGTCGGATGACCTGGGGAGTGATGACGATGTTCACGGGTCGTTACCTTTCTCCGCTCAGGCGGCCTTCGGGACGTATTCGAGGAAGACGCCTTCGACGATCACGTCGTCGGTGCCGAGCAGCCCGTCCGTCGGCTGCATCGTCAGCGTCAGGGCCGCCGCCCCGGCCGGCACGTCCGCCGCAGCGATCGTGCGCGACACCAGCTGGACCGTCTTCGCCGCGGCGTTGCCGGTCATCGCCGTCGAGGCTCCGCCCGCGTTCGCGTCGGCGTCGTGGAGCTCGCCCACGGTGTTGAAGTAGGCCGCGAACGTGAAGGTGACCGCGTCGCCCAGCGTGGCCCCGGACTTGGACGCGATGACCTTGAGGACGAGCGCCTGGGTCGGGTCGCGATCACTCGGGAGCGGGACCGAGGTCAGCACCTCGTCGGGCGTGGCGTGGTTGTTCCACCGAAGGCCGAAGGCCTTCGAGTTGGCCAGGTTGAAACCGGGGACGGTGCTCGCGCCGTCCACGAACTTGGCGAGGGGGTCGCCGTCCGCGTCGACGAACGACGCGATCGGGATCGGGATCGCTCGGGTCACGCCGCACGCGACGTTGAGGCCCGGCTCAACGAGCACGAGGGCGTCGTCGAAGCCCCACACGGTGCCGCCGACGGAGCGACCGGAGCCGTCCATGCTGACCGTGTTGTTGTCCTTGACGAAGCACCGCTGACCGATGTCGGTCTCGGCGACGGGGGTCGTCGCGTCGTTGACGAGCTTGAGGCACTCGAAGTGTCGGTGGAAGAGGACCTCCACCTTCTTCGCGCCGGCGGCGCCGCCCGTGTTGTCGACCGTCTCACCGAAGCGGCCGATGATGAGCAGGTTGCCCGCGGCCGTGCCCTCGACGACGAGCCCCTTGTTCGTCCCCGACAGCGCGATCGCCGCGATGCAGCCCTTGAGCGCCTTGAAGTTGGCGCCCATCTTCATCTTCAGCCGATCGAGGGTCTTGAACCCGCTCGGGAAGTCCTTGGTGGTGGCCATCACTCACCTCCCGTCTGCGCCGCGGCGGCCTTGACGACCTTGGCGGGCGCGATGTTCGAGATCGTGAGGCGGCCCGTCGTGGGGTCGCGTCCGATCGCCTGGGTCGGCACCGGAGCGAGGCCCATCCGACGGTCGACCTCCTGGATGGTCGGGTCGACCGACATCTGCCGGCGAGGGCCCTGAGCGGGCGCGGTGTTGCGCTGCGCGGCCGGCGTCGAGCTCGGAACGGTCGTCGCGATGTAGCCGCGGACCTGCTCGTACGAGAGCGTCTGCGCGAACTTCTTCTGCGCCTCGTTCAGGCTCGAGCCGTGGAGCTCGATGTACTGGTCGACGCGGTAGCGCTCGAACTCACCCCGCGTGACACCGGCCGGCGGTGCCGCCGTGGTCGACGGAGCGGAGGGCGTCGCGGCCGCTCGGGTGTGGGCCTGCGCTGCCGAGGCCGGCGCGGGAGCGCCGCTCGTGAGCGTCGCCAGGTAGGAGCGCACCGCCGCGGGCGCGAGCGTGAGCGCGAAGCGACGCTGCTCGTCGTTCAGGCTGGCGCCGTGCTGGTGAACGAGCTGCTCGGTCTGGAGCTGCTCGAACTCCTGTCGAGAGACCGCGCCCTGTGCCGTCGGCACGGCGCGGGCCGCTCGCGGCTCTTCCGCCGGAGGCGCCTGCATGCGCGGCTCCTCGGGCGGGGGCTGCTGTGCGGCCGGTGGTGCGGCGCCCTCGCCGCCTCCGCCTCCGCCGCCGCCCTGCAGCTTCTTCAGGTAGTCCTTGGCCGCCTCGGGGTCCGACTCGAGCAGCGCGAGCAGCGCCGCGATCACAGCAGGGTCCATCTTCCTCTCCTTCGTCCGCCCTCCGGCGGTGAAACGTTCACGCGCGCGCGCCGCCATGGCCCGCGCGATCTGGCCCCTCCGGGCCGCAGTCTTCGCGTTCGTGATCGCCTCGGCGATCGCCCAGACCGCCTGCTCCTCGGCGGCGATCTCGGGCTGGGTGTTCCCGGAGAACGGCGCGAAGTGGAGGTGGACGAGCTCGTGCACGAGCGTCTCCTCGACCGACGGATCGTTCTCCGTCGCGGGCGTCTCCGGGTCACGGATCTGGATGCGCGCGCGCTTCGCGTCGACCAGGTGCGAGCACAGCCCGTGCACCGGGTAGCCGCTGGAGGTGCAGAGGTTCGGCACGTACGAGACCTCGATCCGCCAGTCGAGGAGCCGTAGGTCGCGCTGCAGCTCGGCGAGGAGGGCGATGAGATCGGGCTTCATGCCGCCGCCTTCGCCTGGCGGATGGGGCGCCAGCGCTTGTGCCAGATCAGGTTGCCGTCAGCGTCGCGCTCGCAGTCCGCGTCGACCTCGACGCCGCACTTCGGGCACCGGTTCGTGTGGCCGTGCCAGCACGCGTCGGCCTCGAGCTCGGTCATGCGAGCGGCGAGCCGTGCCGCCGCGTCCTCCGTGAGCGGCTCATCCTCCTCGGGCGCGTACGCATCGGGAGGCTCGGTCGCGCCCGGGAGCGGGGCGCCGGTGTCGTTCGCCGGCGCGATGGTCGCGCCTGGGACGACGGTCGAGATCGCCTGCTCGACGACCTTGATCGGAACGGCGAAGCGAACCGCGAGCTCACGGACGTCCACCTCGATCCCGTGAGCCACGAGGGACGTCGCCAGGTCGGTGATCGCCTTCGCGGCAGCCGAGAAGGCGTCGGCCTCCTCCTTCTTCGACGTCGGCTTGCGCGTGTCCCACACGACGCGCGCCTTCCTCGGGTTCGCGACGCGCCCCTCGAGGAGGAACGGGAGGATCTGCGCGCTGCAGGTGTTGCCGAGCTTCTTGCCGTCGCCCTCGATGAGGTCGCCGCGGATCGTCGCGTGGATGTCCGCGTTCGCGAACCCCGTGCCGCCCGTGGTGGTCACGACCTGGCCGGCGAGCGAGATCATGAACTCCTGGTTCGAGTCGCTGATCGTCTCGCGGAAGCTCTCGTAGCCGCGGCCGTTGCTCTCGAGGAGCTTCACGTCGTATCCGGGCAGCATCCCGAACACGGTGTTCATCCCCCAGGCCATGACCTTCTGGAACCAGGTCTGCCGTTGCAGCTCGGTCGACCCTTGCGGAGCGACCGCGACGCGCGCCGGGTGCGCCAGCTTCGCGTTCCAGTTCTCTCGATAGAGCATGGCGTGCTCCTTCGAGATCGCGGCCCGCGCCAGGCACTGCCACAGCCCGCGGTTCCACGGCTCCTGCCGACCGCCCGGAAGATGCAGAACCCACCGCCCATCCCCTGGCGTGACGAGCTCGAGGCCGTGGACGGTCTGGTAGTACCAGCGGTCCTCCCACCATCGATAGATCAGGAACTCCGGGTCGAGCCGCACGAGAACCGGGTGGTCGAGCCCTTCGACGTCGATGAGCTCGGCGATCCCCGCGCCGCAGACAATGCCGTCGGCAGCCAGAAGCTCGAGCTCGGCGTCGGGGCACGCGCGCTCGAAGAGCCCAGGCTCGCCCTCGGAGCCAGCGAGGAGCGCCCGCGTCTCGTCGTCGCCGGTGAACTTCTTCGGCAGCCGCACGAGGC